GTCAACAAATTGAAGAAGATTTTGAGTTAAATGTATTTCAAACTGCAGAAGATGAATTACCAGAAAACGATGAAGAGCTGGAATTATTTATGCAAATGAAATACAAACCAGCTGTAGAGATTGCAGCTGAAGAAGCTATAGATACTGTATTAAATCAAAATCATTATCAAGATATTAGAAAAAGAGTTGATTATGACATCATGACTATTGGTGTTGGTATGACTAAACATCAGTTTTTACCAGGTCAAGGTATTGAAATTAATTATGTAGACCCAGCGAACGTAGTATATAGTTATACTGAAGACCCTTATTTCAAAGATTGTTTTTATTGGGGTGAATTAAAAACTATACCAATGGCTGAGCTTGTAAAAATAAATCCTGACATAACTAATGAGGAGATGGAAGAGATAGCAAAGTATAGTCAGTCATGGTATAATTATTATAATAATGCACAATACTATGAAAACTCTTTGTTCTATAGAGATACATGTACATTATTATATTTTAATTATAAAACTACTCACACATTTGTATATAAGAAAAAAGAAATGCCAGATGGTACTTTCAAAGTTGTACAAAAAGATGAGAGCTTCAATCCGCCAGAAGAAATGATGGCTGAAGGAAAGTTTGAAAGAGTTGAAAAAAAGATAGAAGTATGGTATGATGGTATTATGGTTATGGGAACAAACATTCTTTTGAAATGGGAGCTTGCAGAAAATATGGTTAGACCTAAAGCTGCAAGTCAAAACGCTTTACCTAATTATGTTGCTTGTGCTCCAAGACTATATAAAGGAATGTATGAATCTTTAGTTAGAAGAATGATTCCTTTTGCTGATTTGATTCAGGTAACACATTTAAAGTTACAGCAAGTAATATCAAGAATGGTCCCAGATGGTGTTTTTATAGACGCTGACGGACTTAATGAGGTTGACTTAGGTACAGGTAACGCTTACAATCCAGAAGACGCTCTAAGGCTTTATTTTCAAACTGGTAGTGTAGTAGGTAGAAGTTTTACTCAAGATGGTGAGTTCAATAATGCTAAGGTTCCAATAACACAACTAACATCAAATAGTGGTGGGGCTAAAATGCAAATGTTAATAGCTAACTATAATCACTATCTTGATATGATTAGAACTGTAACTGGTTTAAATGAAGCTCGTGATGGTTCTACCCCTAATCCTGACGCATTAGTTGGTGTACAAAAATTAGCTGCACTAAATTCTAACACTGCTACCAGACATATATTGAACGCCAGTCTGTACATTACCAGAAGATTAGCAGAGGGTATAGTTTTAAGAACAGCAGATGTTTTAGAATACTCTGAATTTAAAGACCAGTTTGCTATGCAAATTGGTAAGTATAATTTAAACTTACTTGAAGATATTAAAAATTTATATCTGTATAGTTTTGGAATATTCTTAGAATTAGCTCCAGATGAAGAAGAAAGAGCAATGCTTGAAGCAAATATTCAGATGGCTTTATCTAAAAATGATATTAACTTAGAAGATGCGTTAGACATTAGAGAGATACATAATCTAAAAATGGCCAACCAACTTCTTAAAACTAAAAGAAAAAAGAAAGCTCAAATGGAACAGCAGCAAGCTCAAATGCAACAAGCCGCACAAGCTGAGATGCAGCAACAAGCAGCTATGATGTCAGCACAACAAGAGCAGCAAAGAATTGCAGCAGAGACTCAATCTAAAATGCAGGTTAAACAAGCTGAAATAGCTATGGAAATAGAAAAGATGAAGAATGAGGCTATGTTAAAATCACAGTTAATGGAAACTGAGTTTGCTTATAACATGCAGTTAAAAGGTATAGAACAGTCTCAAATTGATGCAAGAGAAAAGGCAAGAGAAAAAGGTAAGTCAGATAGAATTAGTCAAGCTAATACTCAACAGTCTAAACTTATCGAACAAAGAAAAAGAAATTTACCAGCAGTAAAGTTTGAATCAAATGAAGATACTTTAGATGGTTTTGATTTGGCAGAGTTTGGACCTAAATAATTTTTTATGGGCAGTCTTCCTCCTATGTTTAGTGATTTCAACATCAAGAAATATAAAGTAATTAAGTATCCCTCTGACGTAAGTTTACAAACTCTTAACGAAATAAAATCTTTGCAAACTCAACGCATGGATGTTGCTTACGCGGATAAATATGATGATATCAACGAGTCGTTTAAACGACTCTTTCAAAACCGAACAAGAGAATATCCAGAAGAATTAATAAATGATGTAATAGAAAATTCTTCTAAGGTTATTTTAAAAATAAAAAATTATCACGATAGACCAAGACCTGATAAGCTGGCAAAAAAATTTGGCATAAGTTTGTTGTATCATAAAATGAAAAGTGCACAGACACCAGCTTTTCCGTCAGGACATTCAGCTCAGGGTAGAATGATAGCATTAATTTTGGGAGATATGTTTCCTGAAATGAAAAAAGAAATTATGGATGTTTCAAACCATATATCTAAAAGCAGAATAGTTGCACGTGTGCACTACAAATCTGACAAAGAGGTGGGTGAAAAACTGGGAGAAGACATGTATAACTATTTGAAAAACGCCTAAAAATGGTAAATAATTATTGTTTAATTTTGTTAAAAATTTAATCTAATGGAAATAAAAGTAAAAGCAGTGGATGGCAACACTCAAAAATCAAAAGCCGAAATAGAAGAGCAGTTGTTGCAAAAACATGAAGCTCAACAAAATGAAACTCAAGCTAAGGAGAAGCCTGAAAAGGTGGAACCACAAGCAGAAGTAAAGGAAAAACCAGCAGAGGAAACTCCAGCTGCAGAAGAAAAAACTCCCTCGTCAGAGTTAAATGACGAACATGTTCTTAATTTTATTAAAGAAAGATATAATAAAGACATTAATTCAGTACAAGAATTATTTGAAACAAAAGAATCAAATGTAGAATTGCCTGAAGATGTTAAATTATATTTTGATTATAAAAAAGAAACAGGCCGTGGAATCGAAGACTTTTATAAATTACAAAAGAACTACGATGAAATGGACGAAGATTCAGTTTTAGCTGACTATCTCGGTGTTCAGGAGGAAGGTCTTGATGCCATAGATATTCAAGATATAATGGACGACAGATTCGGATATGATAAAGAAGAAGATGACGAAAAGGATATTAAGAAGAAAAAGTTAGCTAAAAAGAGAGAGCTTGCAAAAGCAAGAAAGTTTTTTAAAGAACAGAAAGATAAGTATAAAGTCCCTCTTGAGTCAAGTGGGGGTGGATTATCTGATGAACAAGAAAACAATCTTAATGCTTACAAGACAATGTTAGAGGAATCTAATTCTCAGAAGGAAAGCTTCCAGCTTATGAGAAAAAATTTTGAGGAGCGTACAAACAAAGTGTTTGGCGATGAATTCAAAGGTTTTGAGTTCAACGTTAGCGACGACAAATCTATTCTCTATAAACCAGGGACTGCTGAAGAATTAAAGAACAAGCAGATGGATTTCAATAATTTCATCTCAAAATATAATGATGAGAATGGACTTATGAAAGACGCAGCGGGATATCATAGAGCTATGTCAATAGCTATGAATCCTGAAAAGTTTGCAAAGTTTTTTTATGAGCAGGGTGTTGCTGCAACAGTAGATGATGTAGCAAGAAAATCTAAGAATATCAATATGGATGTTCGTAGAGCCCCGCAACTTAGCACGAAAAATAGTTTAAAAATAAAAGCTGTAGGAGATACTTCGAGTGGTAGAGGACTCAAAATTAGAAGTATTAAAAAAGTTTAACAAATTAAAATTTTAAAGTTATGGCAGTAAATATTAGCCCTGGCTTCGATTTACAACCTTCGGCTCAACAGGTTCCTGTTGAAACGAATTATATCAAAGATTTTGATTTCTTGAATCAGTATCTACCAGATACTTACGAGAAAGAATTTGAAAGATATGGTAATAGAAGCATTAGTTCATTCCTACGTATGGTAGGAGCAGAAATGCCTTCTAACTCTGACCTTATTAAATGGGCAGAGCAAGGAAGATTGCATATTAAATACAAAGCATGTACTTCAGCAGCAGCTGCAGGTACAGACTCTGGAGCAGTTTGGACAATTCCAAATAACTTAACTAACTTCAATCCTGCGTTAGCTAACCCTAACACAGCGAGAGATGCTAAAAACGTTATTAGAGTAGGTCAAACTGTAATGATTTCAGACAACACTCCAGGTTCATCACTAACAAACAAAGCGATTGTTACAGCTGGACCAACTAACGCAAACCCAAATACATTTACAGTAGCTTATTATGAAGCAGCTGGACAATCAGTAGCAGCGGGTGTAGCATGTGATGTCTTTATTTACGGTTCTGAATTTGCAAAAGGAACTGAAGGAATGGTAGGTTCATTAGAATCTGACGATTTCTTTTTTGACAATAAGCCAATTATCTTAAAAGATAAATACTCTGTATCAGGTTCTGATATGGCACAAATTGGCTGGGTTGAAGTAAGTGGAGAAGACGGAGTAAGTGGATACTTATGGTATCTAAAGTCTGAGCACGATACAAGACTAAGATTTGAAGACTACATGGAAACAGCTTTAGTAGAAGCAGTACCAGCTGAAGCAGCTTCAGGTGCTGGTGACTATTTACAAGGTACAGGTGCAGCTGCGTCTGTTGCTGGATTAAGTGGTTCTAAAGGTGTATTCTTTGAAGTAGGCGCAAGAGGTAACGTTTATGGTGGCGGTAACCCAACATCATTAGCTGACTTCGACAGCATTATTCAAAGATTAGATAAGCAAGGTGCAATCGAAGAAAATGTAATCTTCGTAAACAGAAACTTCTCATTTGATATTGACGATATGTTATCAACACAAAACTCTTACGGAGGTGGTGGTACATCTTATGGTCTATTTGACAATGATGAAGAAATGGCACTTAACCTTGGTTTCTCTGGATTTAGAAGAGGTTATGACTTTTATAAGTCTGACTGGAAATACCTAAATGACCCAACTATGAGAGGTGGATTAGTAGCAGGTGGTATCAATGGACTATTAGTTCCAGCTGGTTCTACTTCAGTTTATGACCAAATACTTGGTAAAAACGCTAAGAGACCATTCTTACATGTAAGATATAGAGCTTCTGAAGCAGAAGATAGAAGATATAAAACTTGGATTACTGGCTCAGCTGGTGGAGCAAGAACATCTTCTTTAGATGCGATGGAAGTTAACTTCTTATCTGAAAGAGCAGTTTGTGTTTTAGGTGCAAACAACTTCTTCTTATTCCAAAACTAATAAGAAGTAAACACTAATATTAGGGGAGGTATACTCCTCCCCTGATATTTTTTATTAATCAAATTAAATTTAAATTAAATGAAAAAAGTAAATAAAGATAAATACGCAGATAAAGCCTATAGATTACTACTTAGGCAAATACCGCTAACTTATATGTTAGCTTCAAGACACACCAACAGGTCCCCACTATTATGGTTCGATGAAGAAAAAGGAGTCAATAGACCTCTTAGATATGCACGAAATCAAAAGTCTCCATTCGAGGATGAGCAAGATGGAAATGCAGTATTAGAACCTGTAATGTTTGAGGATGGTATGTTGTCAGTTCCAAGAACTAATCAAGCACTTCAAAAATTTTTATATTACCATCCATCTAATGGTAGTGTTTTTGAAGAAATCAACAATGAAAAAGATGCAGCTGCAGAATTAGCTTTTGTTGAAATGGGATTAGAAGCCCAAATTATGGCAAAGAATTTAAAAGGTGATGAGCTTGTTACAGTATGTAGAGTTCTAATGGGAGGTGCAGCCGATAGGCTTACAACCTCTGAATTAAAAAGAGATGTATTGTTATATGCAAAAAATAATCCACAAGATTTTATAGAAACAGTCAACGACCCTATGTTAAATTTATATGGAGATGTTGTTCAGTTTTTTAATAACACGTGGTTGATTTTGAAAAACAATGGTAAGGATGTGTTTTTTAATCTTCCAAAAAATAAAAACAAATTATTATCAGTACCATTTGGTGAAGACCATTACTATATAGTAGCATCTTATTTTCAAGGTGATGACGGAGTTGAAACCTATAAATTGTTAAAGAAGAAGCTTAAAAAAGATTAATAAGGAATCGTATCTTTGTGGTATTGTTTAACCCTTAAATTTTTTAACTATGCTTAAATTTTTAAAAGTAGAGGTTGATAGTGTTGACCATATAATTCCTATAAATCATATTTTAGGTATTGAAGTAGGTAGTGATACGCAAGTTCAAATTTTGACTGATATTAAAGGTCATCCTGCTGACGGAGCGTCTCAAGTTTTAGGTTACCAACTTGTTGCTTCAGGCGCAAGTGATGCAGCTAAAACCAAAGAGCAACTTAATAGCATCGTAGATGAGATTGAAAATGCACTTGGTACAGCTTGGACTAAACCAGTATACTTACTTAAACCTAAATATCCTATTACAGCAATAGGACAGATTGAGGAAGAGTGGTCTAACTAATCTCTAATCCACAGTTATGAAAGGGGCTTAAACAATTAAGCCTCTTTTTTTTTTACTTATATTTGTAAAAAGAATCTCGCATGATAAATTCAGTTAGAAATACAGTATTGGCTATTGCCAATAAAAATAATTATGGGTACATATCCCCACAAGATTTTAATTTATACTGCTTACAAGCTCAAATGGATTTGTTTGAAGATTATTTTTATCAATATAATAATTGGATAAATAGAGAAAATCAACGTACTTCAGGTACAGGCTATGCTGATATTATTAAAAATTTAGAAGAAGTAATTGACACGTTTTCTGCTACAGCTTATTTAGCTCAACCAGTAGCTAACGTAAACAATCAATATAATTTACCTGCAGATTATTATTTAATAAACAAAATATTTTATTATCCAACAATAAAAGTTAGCGGAACAACAACAGGAGTAAATGGTTATGAGTTAATTGATGCAAATCAAACTTTTACAACTTCAGTAGCGGTAGGCGATATAATAACAAATACCAGTGACAATACTTCTGCGTACATTACGTCTATAACAAATGACACTACTTTAGTTATTAGCGAAAATATTATGGCTAACGCAGAAGCATATAATATATATGACCAGTATAATATAACAGAAGTAGAAAGAGTAAATCAAAACAAATTGTTTTATTTAACAAGCTCTAATCTTACTTATCCAACTTCGCAATATCCTGCTTATGTTTTGGGTGGTGCAAGTTCTAATGTTTCACCTGGTGTGTTGGGTAATACTATTTCCGTATATCCTACTACTATAACTCAAGGTGGTGCATTGCAAGCACAATACATTAGATATCCATTAGCACCAAACTGGACGTATTTAACAACATCGGGTCAAGACCCTATATTTAATCCTGGTGCTGCTGACTATCAAAGCTTTGAATTGCCTGCATCTGATGAACCTAATTTAGTTGCAAAAATATGTCAGTATATAGGTATAGAAATAAGAGAGGATGCAGTATACAAATTTGGACAAACAGAAGAATTAACAGATACACAAGAAACAAGCTAAGATGACATACATAAATCAATATCAATATTATACTAATAACGGTAACGCTCCTGAAGACGCAAACTGGGGCTCATATCAATATGTGTCTTTACAAGATATAGTAAATAATTTTATGTTGATGTATCAAGGTAATCATGAATTAGTAAACAATATAAACAGGTTTCAAATATTATTTCATGCTAAACGTGGTATTCAAGAGTTGAATTACGACGCAATGAAAGAAATAAAAATATTACAATTAGATGTAGGAAATAATTCAAGGTTTATTCTGCCAGCTGATTATGTAAACTGGGTTAGAATATCTCAATTTAGAAATGGGGTATTGTATCCAATGAGCGAAAACATACAAACTAATTGGAGTTCAGCTTATTTACAAGATAACAATGATAG